ATATTCTTTATAACCATAAAGAGATTTACTAGAATCGTGGTAGTGACCTACCCCACTCCAAACATGAGTCAGTTTTTTATGTAGTTTTTTTAGTTTTATTTTCATATTTTTCGCCCTCCAAGGCGAGTTAGTTAATAAACTGTTTCATGCTTTTGCAATCATCAGATAGGAACCACATCCTATTACAGTAAAAAAGTGAACTAGAGAGCGAGAAACGACTCTCACTCTCTAATCACTAAGGGTCTAGTAGAAGTCAGCAACATCCACGAATATAGGCTCTCCAAAAGCTACTGTGTCCGCAAATTGTCTTGACCATGAAGACTCTCTAGAAATACACCAGAATACAGGAACGTCTGGCTCAACTTCTGGATCACAACTTCCTTCTCCGTCTGTGAAGTAAATGAACGCTTGAACGTCATCTACGTCATCAGAGTGTTTATTGTAAAGGTTGAATGGTGGCTCAAAACTTGTACCACCTCCACCCCTTACTTGAAGTTCTAAATCTTCTCCAGAAGATAAGTCATAGATATCCCAAAAATTCCCTTCGGAATTCTTAATCATAGAGCTTGTACAATAACAAACTCTAATCTTATCAAGACCGCAATCTTCAGCCATTGCCTGTATTTCAGAAGCAAAAATGTTTAGTTCTTGCTGTGAAACAGAAGAAGAAGTATCAATCGCTATAGCCAACTCTCCACCTTGTGGTTCTTGAGTTCTGCTAGGCAGATTGATTCCTCTCCATTGATGCCTTTTATTGAGTCTATTCCATGATGTATCTTCAGAAACAGAAGAAAGCAATTCTCTCAATATCTCCTTCCAAGATATAGTTGCTACTTCGTTTCCGCTTATACCACCCAAACCAGAAGAAGAACCACTTCCACCCATAGCAGATTCTAGCTTGTCAGCTAGAGAAACCGCACGTTGGATTTCGCCTTGAAGTTCTTGCATTTCTGCTTCATTCAATGGCTTTCCTTCTTCGTCTTGAGCGTCTAAGACTTTACCAATAGCATCAGGGATAGAATCAAGATCAATCTTTTCTTCTTTCCCTTCAGCATTGTCAGATGTTTTCTTGCCGTCCTCGTCAGAAATATTTCCTTGACCAGTCTGGTTTCTTTCATCTTCTTCGCCTTCTTCAGAATTACCTTCCGAACCTTCGCCTTCAGAATCATCTTCTGATTCTTTTGGATTGTGTTCTTCATTGTCATCCTGAATCTGGTCTATAGCTTCTTGCAAGGATTCATCGTCATTTATTAGATCACGATAAATCTGCTCGGCTGTCATATTGGTATATTTTCTATCCCATACACCACCTAGAGGAAGTCTTAATCCCAACTCATACCTCAGATAGTTATTGATAGCATAATCACAAGCAATATTCCAAACTTTAGGATGTCTTGAACCCCTCCTAAAAGGATGTTCGTAGACAACGTGTAAAGCTTCGTGAATTAACACACCTTGAACTTCATCCATAGACAAACCCATAACCCATTCGGAATTGAAATAAATTCGCTTTCCGTCTGTTGCCATAGTGTCACATCTTGAAGAATCAGTTTCTTCAACTAAGTCAAGATTAAGAAGCATGGAAGCCATGCCTACATTTCCTTTCATTAGTTGCGCCCTTGCTTTGATAATAAAATCTTGTGCGTTAATCATTTTTATCTCCTCCAAAGGCTTTCCCAAGAAAACCTCCTTTAAGACCGCTAACCGCATCAGATAAATCATCAGCTACTTTCTTACGCTTTGACTCGCCTATTTCTGATTCATCCCTAAGAGAATCAACAGAATTTATTTGAGCCAATACACCTACTAGTTTTTGATGAGCCTTAGATATTTCTGCATCATTGCCTAAAATATCAGAGTTCGTATTCGGTAAAGTCTCAACCAATTCTTTAAGCTTCGCTATCGAAGAATTATTGAAGAAACCTTTCTGCTTGTTTTCTGGGTCATACTCTCTTAGCTTTTCAGCCAAGTGTTCAACCTGTCCTACAAGTGAATCAACAGTCAATATAAGAACATTTTTAATATTCTGTGTGAGCCTGTTAGACACATCATTTTCTATACGCTTTTTCAAACCTTCAGAAGCATTGATTCTGATATCAGAGGAATTTCCTACAGTAGGAACAGCTCCTAATTGAATATCAAAAATAAACTTCTTTCTAAGTTCAACAAGTTCCCAATCCATAGTTGGATAATCAGCTTCTTTAAAAGCGTCTCCAAGATTGAGCTTTGCTTGTTTCATATTAGTTTCCAGTTGCTTAAAGAAGTAATCCACATCTTTTTGAAATTGTGCTTTAGCTTCATTAAAACAATCTATTAACTGATCGTAGTTAGTGTTAGGTAGAAGTCTCCACCCACCACTAGCCATAACCCCTTTAGAAGCGTCATCATCCGTAAATGAATCGCCCCAAGGTAAGGACAAGCGATAGTAGTAATCGTTTCTAAACGCATTAATAATTTTACGGAATTCTTTATTAATATTCTTTCCGTATATGTGTTTAGAAACATTCAAAAGATCAGCTTGAGAATTTACATCTTCAGCCAATCCGTTCTTTAAATGCCTATCTGATTTTATACCGCTAGGATGTCCGAGTGTAACTCGCACAAGTGTAGCTGTTTCAGATAGAGTATTTTTTATTTTATCCATAATTGAACCTCCATTCGTAGTTAGATAAAAGTTACTGTTTCGACTCTTTTGAGTCAGTCTTGTAAATGAACAAGACTCCCTTTCGGGTCATCAGGCGAGATACACATCTCACAACAGTAGGGATAGAAAAATATTTAACTAGTAAATAATCTTTCTACCCTAATTCGGGAAAGACTTTAGAGGGCTTCTAAATCAGAATTTTCTACTTTGAATTTTCCGTAAGTAGAAGTCTCTCTTAGGTCTGGGTTAGCACCAACAACAGAACGTATGAAAAAGATTCCAAACTCAGGAGTAGGAAACTTATTTACATAGTCAACGCTGTTCTGAAAGTAGCTACCGATTTTAGAATCAGAAGCTTCTTTCAAGACTGTAACCAAAGCACAAATAGTAGCGTAACAAATCCCACCACTATCAGGCACATCAACATCTTTGCCTTCAACAATATGTTCAAGGTTTGGTACGTTGTCTTTTAGAGAAAGAAAAGACATGAACTCTATAGCACCTGTCTCGCCTATAAAACCTTTCGCTATGTCTTGCCAATTATCCCTAGAAGGATTCGTTGACCAGACCTTAGAAAGGTTTGTCCATGATCTCGGACTAGCTTGCGAAGTCTTCACTTTAGGGTCGAAGACATTCAACATATCTGGCTGAAAATTTATGTAGCCTAATACGTCTGCATGAACATCGTTATCCACCGCCCACGCTAGCCAATCATTTGAGTCATGCTCAAAGTCAATCATGCAACAACGTCCAACAACATGAGAAGGCAAAGCATTACTGCCCGCCCTATCTGTTGACCTGTTGCCCGCACAAATAATTTTCCAACCTTCAGGCAAAGTGTATTCGCCTATCTTTCTCTCATAGATAATTTGACCAACCACCGCCTGTAAACTCGGATGAGCCTGTGCGTATTCGTCAAAGAAAAGTATGCCTTCGCCACCTATAGGAAGGTTTCCAAGGAACGCTCTTTTTTGTTGGTTATCGTCATCTATGTATGGCAATCCGCCTAGATCAACAGTTTCATATAATGACAGTCTAAAATCTATAAACCCAAATTGCTTTGAGTTAGGATTTATGTCCGTCACTAGTTTTCTTCCGTTGGCTAGTTCTTCAGCTAAGTCATGAATGACTGCTGATTTTCCTACACCTGTTCCTCCTAAGAGAAAAGGCGAAACGCCACCGCTTAATACAGATTTTATAATCTGCAATGCTTTACTTGATTTCATAATTGAACCTCCATTCTTTTATTACAAGTTAATTAATGCTCGCACCATGCAAGCACCTATACTAGACCGCAAGCAGTCTAGTTTCATAGCATCTCAGCTAATCATCAGTAGGTTTATCTCAGGGCTATTTTTTCCTCCAGTTCTAATTGAATTTTGTTCCTAATGTCTCTAATGAGCCAAGAAAACATTTTAGGGTTTTCTTTAACTATTTCGTAGAGTTCATCAAGATCATGAGGAATAACTTCATCAATCATTACTCTTTTAGATTTATAAGTTTTTAGTTCTACTCTTAAATCTTTTTCCAAAGTTTCTAAAGTAATCATTCTATTGCCTCAAAAGATAAAACATATTTGACAGCATCATCTAAAGATTCATGGCTAGTAAAAGTACCACTAGCCAATCTTCTGTCTTGAACTGTCCAAGAATGAGAATCGTATGCTGTAAATCGTAAGTCTAAATGTATGTCCTTTTTTGTAGACGGACACACTATCGTCATTGTAAATTTATCAATCATATTTCTAACCTCCATTAGTTAGTTATATGCTCGCACCATGCAAGCACCTATAGAACACCTTGTTACAGGCTAGGGATATCCCTATTTAATTTCTTTCGTATTGTCTCAAATACTCTTCAGTAGGCTTCATAAGATTCAGCTTGTAATTGAGAAATCTTTTTCTCAAGAGAAACAATCTTCTTTTCTAGTTCTGAAATTTCCACACCGATCATCTGAAAAACATCATCATCTATACACAGAGCATTATTGACCGCAGTCTCAAAGGCTCGTTGAGTTTCAAATTTAATTTCCATTTTCTAACCTCCATTAGTTAGTTATTTCTGTTTCGCATGTCCCATAACAGGACGCTCATTCAGTAGGGTTAATTCCCTATACAGAAAAGGGCAGTTTATTAGACCGCCCTTTTACTTTTATTTACCTTTAGTTTTGTCCATGTCAAAAACTGATTGTCTTTCAGTTTCATTATAGACAGATTTATAAACACGTTTGAAAAACTCAGCTTTAGTCAAAGTATCAGCGTTAGTCACTAACCCAATATGGTCTTTAACTTCTTCCGCACTTATTGGGACAGTATAATTTCCGTCTTTATCTTTTCTTAAAAGATTGCGATCAACTCCCAATAGTTTCATACGAGTATAAAAGTCTATCCAGTTTTTTTCTGTAATAGAATCCATACCTACCGACATCGTTATCCAAATCAGACTTTCCAATACTTCGGGTTTTCTTCCCAAAGGTTCTCCGTCTTTATCAAAAGTGCCGTCAGCTTCCCAAGTTTTAACTTTTACTTTTCCGTAATTGTAGTTTAAAGGCATCTGCACACCTCGTTTTTTATATTATTTTTCATAATATAGACCCTCCAGTCTAGTTTCTGTTTCGCATGTCCTTGCGGACGCTCATTCAGTCAGGTTAATTCCTGATACAGAAGGAAGCAGTTTATTAGACTGCTCCCTATATTGGTTACGCTATTTGATGTTGCTCAGGCATGAAGGGAATCACTTCCACTTTATAGCCAAGGCTCTCAAGAATACCTATGTGGTATTTAGTGAAAGTCTTAGTACCTGTAAGCTTAGTCAATTTTCTAGACACATCACAAACGGGATAGCACAAGTAACTTCCGTAGTTGTGCTTATAGATCACTTCTATATTCATTGTCTTTAATCCTCCATAAGATTAATTAGTTTCTGTTTCGCATACCCAAAGGCTGAAGCTAAACTTCATGCCCTTCGGACGCTCATCAGTCTGGTTAATTCCAGATACAGAAGAGAGCGACTTATTGGGTCGCTCTCTATATTGGTTATGCTCCTAAAGTAGAATCATCATCCTTGATGATCTTTAACCACATTGCTCTTCTTTCTTTATCTCTTTTCTTGCTGTGTTCAACATAGCTTTTGAATTGATCGTGATCAATACTAAGTGAATCAAGTAAATAAATATCTTTACCTTCAACTTCGATGTCTCTACTAACGAAAAGTTCCGTTAGTAATTCATAAGTTTTTTGTGTTGCTTTTGCCATTGTTTTAATCCTCCACGAATTAAGTTAGTTATCTGTTTCATCCTTTTGGAATCGTCAGCCAAGGTACACACCTTGATACAGAAAAGAGCGACTTATTGGGTCGCTCTCTTATTTGGTAAGGTTTATTTAATCTCTAATTGTTCAAGGCTATCAGCAAACAAAGTTATTACTGTTTCTGATCCGTCTTTTTGAACAAAAGTAAGATTCTTTGTGAAATACTTATAAGGTTTCATTCCTGAATAGTCTCCTATATCTTCTTTAGTTATTTGACGCTCTTCATGTTCTGATACCTCTATACTTTGCACATCATGTAAATTTATATCTATACTCATCTTTTTAATCCTCCACGAATTAAGTTATTAATTGTCTGTTTCTGCTTTCGCTTCATTCAGGCTAGATACACATCTAGCGACAGTTGGAGGACTGTCAGTAGTTTTTACAGTTCCCTAGATTCAGATCATTCAGCCGAAGCTTACTGTGATCATTCTCATATACTTAATCGGTTTTATAGTTCACCTAACTAAGCATCCCTCCAATAGCCTAACGCTACCTTCTCAGGGAGGGGAAGTTCATCCCTCATAGACTTTCAATACCTGTCACTTATCGTCTGTCTGCCTACGCCCGTTATTTTCTGTTCTTGCCCTCGTTACCGAACCCCAGTTTTATGTTTCACTAGGAAGAGAAGTCTCACGACTGCTTCTATGGGATTCAAATTACTACATCAGGGTCATCATGGCAAGCACTTTGGAAACACGATAATAGATAGCACTCTGTGAGCATTACGAAATACCTCTGACTGGTAGATAATATTAACCAGATAACAGGAGTAGAAACCATGACAGACAAGACCGAGAAACCAGACCTAAAGATCGTGAAGAAAGAGACTGATCTAACCATGAAGCAAAGAGCATTTGTGGAAGAGATCATAAAGGGTAAGTTAGGAAGCCATATAGAAGCGTACATGAAGATATATGATGTAGCCCTAACCAAGTCAGGGAAAACACCAAAGCACGCTCATGTGGATTGTAGTGTCCTGATGAGCCACCCTAAGATAGCCCTAGCAATTAGGAAGGGTATGGATAGGAAAGAGAC